AACCCCCCACTATGATTACAATTAACGAAAATAAATCAAGCGATGTCCATGGTAACGCCTGGCAACAAAATGAAGCACAAGATAGCGCTTGTGCAACCTTAAATATCAATGAACTACAGAGTTTTATTGATTATAAAAATAAAAAACAAAATAAAAATCAAATAATTAAAAAGCAAAATAAAAATTTACTTTATGATCTTCCTGAAGAATTACTTCGTATGATTTTTAAGAAATCATTTGATATGGATGATTTACTCAACCCATGTCAAATATCAACTCATAAATCATTTACTTACGATTCTGAAAGACAGCACATGTATTTTATCAAGAAACATATTGCTAACCTATATCCTTGGTTAACAACCCATGTTACTTTGGATTTACATATGTCTCACTTAATTAACACATTAGATATTACTTATGTTTATTGGACTGAGCTCCAATTAACTGAACAAGTAATGAAAATGCATGATTTTTTATATCCTCGACATTTATTATTACATGATATAATGTTCGGAGATAATTCCTTACGATCTATAACTTCACCAGGAGAAAGGACCACTTTAGTTCCACAGAGTGGTGAAGTCGAATTTGATACAAACTCTGATGAATCTTTTGATTTATCAGGTATGAGTTTTGAAGATGATTTTAAATTTATTGAAGATTCGTTATTTGAATCTCTTTACAATTTTAATTATGCTGGAAAACGCTCATTGGAATCTTTAATTCCAGAACATGAGCGTCGCAGTGCTTATATTAACACTTCTTCCAATTATACCAATATTTTTGGAGATATAGTCAACAACAATAAATCTTGCCTACGTCCTCAATCTGGATCTTTGTGGTACAGATTAAATAAGATGCAAGAAGCTGCTAAAATTAAAGAATCGTGTTTTAATGAGAAATACATCGTCAAGTTGGTTGACGATGTCATTCATTTTATTAAATATGCTACAGAAGAAGTAGTGGGTATGACACGTATTCAAACTATTTTACGAGCTTGTACAAATTTTTTAAAATTGCGTTTAAATGAATCAACTTATCATACACTTAAAGACAAAGCCATACCTTATATTTTGAGTATTCTTGATAAAATGAATGTTCAAAGTTTTGAAGAATATCTTGACACTGCTCGAACTTCTTTGGGTGGTTTGAAAAATATTTTTTCAAGTCCTATTATGTCTAAATTACATCAATGCTGTTTATACATGATGAGTTTATCTATTTTTGATAATTTAGGTATAGATTTGGATATGTTTAACTATACTGCTTTGGAAAAAGCCAGTCTTAAAAAGAAATATAGTAATACTACTGATTTCTTTTATGTTTTATGTGAAACTGTTCTCTTTATTGCAGAACGAGGTTATCAAGTTTATATGACTGGAGATCTTTCTACTATGTTCCATTCTGGTGGACAATATAAGAAATTATATGATATGTGCAGAGAAATTATTCGTAAACAACCACTTCTTAATAATCCTGAAACTCATGGATTTACTGAAAGTTCTTATAGAGCAGATCTTGATAATGTTATTGAAAAATTGAATAGTGTTCATAAATTCTCTTATTGTTTAAATTCTCAAGAGAAGAATACTATTAAAGAAACTCTTTTTAAAATGTCTTTAATTCGTGATGAATTAAATACTCGTTCTGCTGCTCGTAGAAACAGGAAGGCCCCTTTTGGTCTTTTAATTTATGGTGATTCTGGTGTTGGGAAAACTACAATTACAGCTATGATGGCGACTTATTTTGCTAAACATGAGAATTTGTCTACGAAATCGGAATTTCGGTATACTGTAAATCCTGCGGCTAAATATTGGGATGGATTTGTTTCGTCGTGTCATACTGTCATACTTGATGATGTGGCAAATGAACACCCAGATTTAAAAGATTCTAAATCTCTAGATAATATTATTCAAGTTATGAATAATCAAGCTTTTTGTCCTGATCAAGCATCTTTAGAATCCAAGGGTACTACACCGTTTAGAGGTAAATTGGTAATCGCTACCACCAATGTGAAAACGTTGAATGCGTATGCATATTTTTCATGTCCATCTGCTGCTCAAAGGAGATTTCCTTTTATCATAACTCCAAAACCTAAAAAGGAGTTTATAGATGATCGCAATATGTTGTGTACTAAAAATGTACCCGATGGTGTGACTTATCCTGAATTATGGGATTTTGATATAGATATGGTTGTACCAGTTCCAGCTTCCAAAGGTAGACAATACGCTACGTTTGAAAATTTACACACTAATATTGGAACTGTTGAATTGCTTCAATGGTTTGATAAAGCTATTAATGACTTTAATAAAGATCAACAGAAAGTTTCATTGTGTATTGAACGAATGGAAAAAGAAAAACTTTGTGAATGTTGTAACTTACCTGAATCATTGTGTCGTATGAAACCTCAAGGCTTAGTTACCAATTTATTGACTGTCACTATTGCTGGTTTGGTCATGTATCATTCAAATTTTTTGTTTGTTAAAAGTGCTTATGAAACATATAATAAAGCGATGATATGTAAGCAAACATTTACGGATTTTAAAAATGAAACAATTAACAAAGTTTGTAATCTTGGAACAAAAGAATTTTGGATTGATATGGGTGAAAAAGTACAAACTTCTTTAGGTCATAAAGAGATATTGGTTGGACTTGCTGCTGCAACACTTCTTGTTATGGGTATGTATAGTGTAACTAAACAAACTCTTATTCCTCAAGGTGATGTTTCGGCTAATATTGGTTCAAAACCTGAACCTGAAAAGGATGGCAGAGAGAATGTTTGGTATAATAATACTATGGAGTTATCAAGTGCTCATTTCACTAGAGAAAGTGCTTCATCTAAGAGTGTTTCTTTTGAGGCATTTTGTGATAAGATATCTAAAAATGTTGTAAGCATTAGTACATGTATTAAAGGAACTACTAAAGCAAAAGTTGGTAAACTCTTATGTTTAGGAGGTCATATATATATCACTAATAATCATAATATACCAGATTGTTCTGGAGGTGTTAATTGTGCTTTATATGAAACTTCTAAACTTGGTATAAATTCTAATATACGAGTTATTTTATCTGAAAGTGATATTCATCGCATTCCTGATAAAGATATAGCTTTTGTTATTATTAGAGAAATGCCTCCAAAAAAGAAGATTGTTGAATATTTTTTACGAGAAACCGAAAAAGGTGTGTTCAACGGTGTTTATGTATCAAAAACATCAAGAGGCGAGTCCATTTCTTATCAGATTAAGAATATACAATTATTAGATGAAAAATTGTATAAATTTGATGATGCAAATATCAATGCTAAGATACGTTGTTGGAAAGGTATCTGTTCTTCAGAGACACAGTATGGTGATTGTGGTGCACCCATGATTGTTGAGAGTGATTTTGGTTATTCTATTTTGGGAATTCATTTTTTGATAGATACTATGAAAACAAGTGAAATCTATGCTAATAGTATAGATGGAAAGTTTATTGAGCAAGTATATGATAAATTAACACCTTTTAATATTTAATCAGGTTGTTTTGATCTTATAAGTTCTGATTCTATTAAAAGACCAGTTGTAGATTTGCATAAAAAATCCGTGTTCCGTTATATTAATGATGGTAGTGCTGAAATATATGGATCTTTTACTGATTTTCGTGGTAAATCTAAATCTAGAGTTGTGGATACTCCAATGAGCAAGAAATTACCTGTAGAATATAAGAAAAAATATACTGCTCCTGAGATGACATCATATGAACCATGGAGAATAGCTGCTCTTGATATATTACAACCTGTTCAAATGAATACAGAGATTCTTAATGAATGTATTAATGGTTATATATGTGACGTAAATAAGAAATTAAATCCAGATAACATTAAAAATATGTTAATGGTTTTAGACGATTTTACAGCTTTAAACGGTGCACGTGTAGCATACATTGATAAAATTAATAGATCTACTAGTGCTGGTAATCCTTGGAAAAAATCAAAGAAGCATTTTTTAAAATCAATACCACCTGCACATGGTATGCAGGACCCTGTAGAGATTTGTGATAAAGAAATGAATGCACGAATAGATCTTATTATTGAGACTTATTTATCTGGTGCGCGTTGTAATCCTAACTTTTGTGCTCATTTGAAAGATGAGCCTGTTACTTTTAGTAAAGCTAAAGTTAAAAAGACCAGAGTTTTTACAGGAGCACCTTTTGATTGGTGTGTTGTTGTTCGTAAATATTTACTTTCTTTTTGTAGATTGTTACAGAATGAGAGATTTGCTTTTGAAGCTGCACCGGGAACAGTAGCACAATCTCTTGAATGGCAGGAGATTTATGATTATATTATCCAACATGGTGTTGATAGAATTGTTGCTGGTGATTATAAAGCATATGATAAAAAGATGAGTCCTAAAGAGATATTAGCTGCTTTTGATGTGATAATACATTTCTGCAGATTATCTGGAAATTATACTGAAGATGATATAAAAGTTATACAAGGTATAGCTGAAGATACAGCTTTTGCTATTGTGGATTTTAATGGTGATTTAATACAATTATTTGGCTCCAATCCATCTGGAAATCCTTTAACTGTTATTTTAAATAGTATTGTGAATTCATTACGAATGAGATACAATTATTATTTACAGAACCCCGACGCTGAAGTTTTATCGTTTGGAGATAGAGTTGCGTTAATGACATATGGTGACGATAACATTATGTCGGTACACAAAGAGTGCAATTGGTTCAACCATACGTCTATTGCTAAAACATTTGCTGATATAGGTATTGTTTATACTATGGCAGATAAAGAAGCAGAGAGTGTACCATTTATACATATTGATGATGCATCATTTTTGAAACGCACATGGAGATATGATGATGATATGAAGTGTAGATTAGGTCCTTTAGATCATGATTCTATAGAAAAGATGCTTATGGTTTGGGTAAAATCTAAGGCAGTAACTGAGGAATATCAGGGAGTGTCTGTTTTATGTACAGCATTACAGGAATATTTTTTCTATGGAAAACAAGTTTTCGAAGAGAAGAGACCAATGTTGATTGGTTTAATTTCTAAACTTGGGTGGGATGATTATGTAAATAAAGAAACTTTTCCTACTTATGATGATTTAGTTATACGATATATGAAGAGTTCGAGTAAGTGTTTTTCTTATGATGAATGTTTCGCTCCCCAAAGTGGATTGTGTGTATTTAACAATATACACAATAACGGTATACCGCCGGGGGAATTGATTGAAACGAAAATGGTCTTAAAGACCAAGAGAAATTTTTATTTATTTTTTGACTCTCAAAATAAATGGAGCATATCGTCCTTGCTCTATTGACAATTAAAAAATATCAAACTCACAAGCGAAGCGCTTGTGTCCACGCGGATGTTCGTGCACAATAGAACGTCCATACAAAACAACGTAGTATGGGTGTGCGAACTGAGACCTATGATAGTAAGTCTACCTATAGGTGATAAAGGCGTGGGACTATTTGTTCATGACGTTATGGGAAATTTTCCAATTTTAAAGGTTTTAACTGCGTTTCCTAAAAATGCAGTATCATTTATATTTAATAGCAACTGTTGCTATGAAGAAGAGATAGTTTTAGTGGATTGTACTATGAACAATCTTCAACCTCAATCAGGTACTGAGTTGGGGCGTCCTATCTCTGATGGTAATACTGATACTCAAGTAAATTTGACATTTGATGATCAAGAAAATGAGGGTACTAGTATGGCTCCGGTTATACAGAATCTTTATAAACCCACATCCTCCCAAAATTCTGATATATCTAGTTTTTTATCTAGACCTGTGTTGATTAAGACTGTTAATATGGGTTTGGGTGCAACTATTGATACTAAGACTGATGTTTGGTATGACTTTTTTAACCATACATCTATTAAAAAGAAAATAGATAATTATGCTTTTATTAGATGTGATTTACATCTAAAATTTGTAATTAATGCATCTCCATTTTACTATGGAGCCATATTGTGTTCATATATTCCTTTGGAAGATGAGTATAATTCTGCTATAGTAGGTCTTGGTGGTGACAAATTAGTACCTTATTCACAGCGACCACATGTCGTATGTTATCCGCAAACGTGTGAGGGTGGTGAATTAATAGCTCCTTTTATATATCCTCGAGAATGGTTGGAATTGACAAGTGCAACTACCTTAAGAGCTATGGGTGCTGTTGATATTGATTCTTTTATTCCACTTGTATCTGCTAATGGTACTATTGGTACATCAGTTGATTTGCAAATATACGCTTGGGCGGAAAATGTTGAATTGTCTGGTTTGACTGTATCTCTTGCTGTGCAATCTGGTGATGAATATGGTAAAGGTATAGTTAGTAAACCAGCGAGTGCTATTGCACGTTCAACTGGTATGTTATCTAAGGTTCCTGTTATTGGTCCTTTTATGACTGCCACTTCAATTGCCGCTAATGCTGTTTCTAATATTGCTTCTTTATTTGGATATTCCAAGGTTCCAGTTTTGGATGATGTTAAACCTTTTAAAAATTTACCATTTCATGGTTTAGCAGTTTCTGATATCAGTGATTGTACAGAGCGATTGTGTGTTGATTCAAAAAATGAATTAACTATTAATAATACCTGTATAGGAGATACATCATCTGATCCATTAATGATATGTGATTTTGTCCAACGTGAATCTTACTTAACTAATTTCACTTGGACTGCTGCTCAAGGATCTGGAACGCTTTTATGGAATGTATATGTTACACCCTATACTTCTAATATAACAGCAGGTACGGGACAAGCTATTGTTCAAGGTACTCCTCCTTGGGTTGTTGCTAATATGTTTGATCACTGGCGTGGTGATATGATATATGATTTAAAAATATTATGTACTCAATATCATAAAGGTAGACTCAGAATTTCATGGGATCCCGTAGGAGATATTGCTGCAACGTCTTCCTCTTCTACTGAAGTGTATACAGCTGTTGTTGATATTTCTGAAAATACTACAGTTTCTTTAAGAGTTCCCTATTGTCAAAGAGTTGCTTATCTTGGTATGCCTGGTGAACCTGGCGATGAAATATATAGTACCACAGCATTACCTGTGGATACATTAGATATTCACAATGGTATTTTGACGATCCGTGTACTTAACGAACAAACCTCACCTATAGCTTCTGCAGATATAACTGTATTGGTATCAGTTCGTGGAGCTGAAAATCTTGAATTTGCATATCCAAGAAAACTTCCAGATACACTTATGTATTATACTGTTCAAAGTGGATTAGAAGATATTCAAACGGTTAATTTTGGAGGTAAAAGCACTACTGATGATAATATAAATCTTGTATATATGGGCGAGAAAGTGGTGAATTTAAGATCTTTATTGATGCGAAGCAATTACGCTAGAACTAGTATACTTTACACAAGCACGACAGTTGATAATTTAATGATATCTTATAATAATAGGCGTCCTCTTTTTAGAGGTTTTGACGTTGATGGTATTGATAGTGCTGTTGAAATTGTTGGTGCAGGTAATGCACCTTATAATTTTGTATCTAACACCCCGTATCATTTGATATCATCTTGTTTTTTAGGAGAGAGAGGTTCTTTTACTTGGAAAATTAATAATGAATCTTTTAATCCTAGATCTATATCAGTAACTCGTTCTACACAGCTTTTAACGAGTATTCAAACCTTTATTGCTGTAGCTTTATCAGCTTCTTTTAATGTTGTGAAGGCTTTATTGCAGGAATTCACAGATACTACACCAGGGACTTGTTTGATTAATCAAATCACTAATACGGGACTCAGTGTTAATGTGCCTCAATATTCGGAATTTTCTTTTTTGGATACATCTCCTATATCTAGGACTCACGGATTAGCCGCTGTTTCAGATAATGACACATTAGCTGTTACATATAAATCATTTCGTACAGCTATTATTCGTCCTGAATATACAGATTATTATTTTCAAGTTGGGCATGATTATTCTCCAGTATTCTTTCTAAACGTACCTACCATGTATATTTATGATTCTGTGCCTGATGGTCAACCTTAGTTTTGTTCAAAACTTTAAACTAGAACAAAGGAGTAAACCTTTTAAAATCCTGATGTATCATTCAGATAATCCCAAGTTATAATGATACAAACAACAAAACTCGATGGTCGATGTCGAGTCTTATATCTTTATATAAGTTTTAGATCGGAGACGGTTTGATTAAATGCTATATTGCGCTTATGCAATATTACGTTCAGTTACTTTTTGTAGCAAGTGTCAATACTGGTCTTCCCGGTCTTTGGC